TTCAAGACAGCAATGACAACATCTGGATGGTTGGATATCACACTTCTGCTGAAGTGACTGCATTCACCACCCAGACTGGAACTGCAAAAGGAGATATGAATGGTTACAATGTGACATTCACTGCTGAAGAGAAGAACAAAGCATATATGCTTGATGCTTTTGATCCAGCAACAGAAGCTCCATTCGACAACTTCGCAACAATCACAGTTTCTACTTCAAACATCTAAGATCAGAAGTACATGCTGTACTTACTGACAAATACACAAGCACAGCTCCTCTTCTTGCAAATTCAGGAAGGGGAGCTTTTGCTATCTAATTTTTACACAGACTATCTGCTTGAGCTCACCAATGAGCAGACACTTGAGAAGCTTTATTGCATTCCTCAAATATCTGTAAGCAATGATAGATACACTTCAATTGTCATCAGCACAGATGCCAATGATCCATTGAATTCTTCTCTATTGATTGAATATCCAGCTCGGTATTCTTTCAAAGTTTATGGGCAGAATTCCAACACAAATTTAGATCCCACAAATGCTGCTGTAGTAGGCATGATTGAGAAGGGATATTTGATGGTGCAAGACTTATCAACACCATACTTCACTGATCCAAATCTATCCGTAAATTCGGACATCACATACAATGGATAAGATACAACATACAGCTCCAATGATCGTGAACATGGCAAAAGACTATGTTCAGGAAGCCATTGAGAAAGAGACGCCAAAAGGGTGGGTAAACTATGGAGACAACAATCTGTTCCCACAATACTTGATTGACTTGTACAATACAAGCTCTGTTCATGGATCACTTACCATGTCCATTGCTTTCACCATAGCTGGAAAGGAATTCAGCACAGACTTACCAATTGCAAAAAGAGAGCTTGAAAGATTGAAGCTTGATGATATTCGCAGTGCGACTGCTCTTGATTTGAAGCTACATGGTGGCTTCTTTTGGGAGGTGGTATGGTCAGTAGACAGAACAACAATTGCTCGCGTGAATCACTTGCCATTTGAGAATTGCAGACTTGCAGTTGCAAATGAAGAAGATGTGATATCTGGTATCTACTATTCAAAAGATTGGGCTGATACAAGAAAGAAGAAGAATACTCCTGTCTACATTCCAATGTTTAACAAGAGCACGAATGAAGAAGAGCCATCACAAGTGCTGTTCATGTCAGTGATGACTCCAGGCAGTGCTTATTATCCAAAGCCTGACTATTACTCAGGTCTTGAATATATCGAATGCACAAGACAAATCAGTCACTTCTACAATGCATTCTTGCAGAATGGAATGTTTCCAGGTTACATGATACACTTCAACAATGGAGTGCCTGATCCAGAGGAGCAAATCATGATCAAGAATCAGTGGGAGAAGATGAGTGGGACTCAGATGGCTGGCAAGAGAATCTTCACATTCAACGAGTCACAAGATAGAGCTCCAAAGGTTGACTTAATTCCTCTTGATGATGCAGATAAAAAGTGGACAGTGCTTTCTGAAGAATCAAGAAACAACATCATGATATCTCACAGAGTCACTTCTCCTCTTCTTTTTGGAATTAGAGAGAGTGGTGGATTGGGAAGCAATTCAGATGAACTAAAGCAAGCATTCAAGATATTCAAGCAACAAGTGATTGAGCCATATCAAAGATTGATTTGTGATGCTGTTGAAATCTTGATGAAGAGCATTGGAATTGTTGCAGAATTTACAATTGTTCCCAATGATGTCTTTGGAGATAGCATGACAGCACAGATTGAAGAAGCTCCAAAAGGAGTCATTGCTTCATCAGATATGGCTGCAATTATTGCCATTGCTGGACAAGTTAAATCAGGAGCAATCACAAGTGATCAAGCACATCAACTCATTCACATCACATTCCCAGCATTGACTCATGAACAAGTGAGAGCTTTGCTTGGCGAAGCTCCAGTGCAATTAAAAAAAAAAGTTAAGTTAGCAATTCCTGATTCATTTGAGCCAACACAAGAGATGGCTGATGAGGCAGAGCTTGGATTGAAATGGAGAGAGGAATATGGCAGAGGAGGAACTGAAGTAGGGGTGGCGAGAGCAAGAGACATCAGCAACAGAAGAAATCTTTCTTTTGATACAGTGCAAAGAATGAACAGCTACTTTGCAAGGCATGAAGTAGACAAAGAGGCTACAGGATGGAATCAGGGAGAAGAAGGCTTTGCCAGTGCTGGAAGAATAGCATGGCAGTTGTGGGGTGGAGATGCTGGAAGAGATTGGGCAGCAGCCATCATTGAAAGATATAAAACAGAACAGAGTGCTTGTGAGATTCCTCACTTCTCAGAAGAGGAAGAGAATGCATGGATTGAATGGCTATCTGATAAGGGTGAGATAGTTGATGAGGAAGAGTGGGAGCTTATCGAAGCAGAGCCAGTTGACATGGCATCTGTGAGAAGTTATGCTGATCCAAATGAGCCAAGTGAAATGGATTCAGGACTCTATAAAATCAGATATGCATATTCAAAGAATCTCTCAGCAAATTCAAGAAAATTCTGCAAATCAATGGTGAGTGCTTCCAAAGCCAATCTTGTTTACAGATATGAAGATATCACAAAGATGGATGGAAATGAAAACACTTCTTTTGCTCCAATGGGAAGCAATACATATTCAATATGGCTTTACAAGGGAGGTGTGAATTGCAAGCATGTATGGGAGAGAAGAGTATATTTCAGGAAGAGAGAGAAAGGAAGATTCTTAGCTGACAAAGGTCTCAAGAACTCTGATCCAATCTCAGTGGCAAAAGCAATCAGAGCTGGAATGCCATTGAAAGATATTGCCAAAGGATTTGCAACAGCCAACACAACACCATATGACATGCCTGATCATGCTCGTATTAATCCAATATAACTATGCCAATACCATCAGAAATTCTATTCATAAACAAAGAATACTTAACCAAGTACACACAGCTCAATGAGGCTGTTGATACCAATTTAATCAGACCAGCTGTATACTTAGCACAAGACAAGTATATTCAGTTGTGGCTTGGTACTGATCTATTCAACAAGCTCAAGACAGAGATTCAAAATAACACATTGAGTGGTGATTATGAGACTCTATTGAATAACTATGTGTTGAAGGCAACAGCATGGTGGACAATGGTTGAATTGTATCCATCACTTGTCTATAAATTAGACAATGGAAATGTGGTGAGCAGACAATCTGAAGACACAACTCCAATCACAAAGGGAGAGCTTGATTCTTTGGTTGACAAAGCCAGAGATAACGCGACATGGTACACACAAAGACTTGTTGACTACTTATGTGATAACAACAGTTTGTTCCCTGAATACACAAGCAATACATTCCCTGATATCTCTCCATTGAAGAAGGTCAACAGACAGAGCTCTGTGATGTTCAGTGATGGCTACAAGGATCGATATGATACAAGAATTAAGTGGAGCATTCGTGACTTTTACAATGGTTAATCTACTGCATGAACAAGGACAAACAAATCAGAAGAACTTATGAGCAGAAGCTCAAGGTATACTTGACAAAGCTTGATAAACAAATAAAAAGAGCAAATGAAAATACCAACAATCGAAGAGCTGAAAGCTAAATTTGAAGAGCTTGGATACAAGTGGGAATCTTTCCACATAGTAGGTATCAGAAGCAAAGCTAATGTTCCAAACAAATTTGATGATCTCATTTGTGTTGTGAATGGCAACGAGATCAAAGCTTACTCTGGAACAACTAATCCAGGTACTTATTGGCTCAATAATCCTATGAATGTAAATGGCACTGCTGTGCTTAAATGTGGACAATACATAGACACCTATGTGATTGGATTGCATAAGGGACAATACACAGCTCTCACACAAGCAAAGAAGGTGACAGTATACAGAGACAATGACAAAGACAGTATTGCAGAAGAGCAAGGCAAAGAGGATACAGGACTTTTTGGAATAAATATACACAGAGCCAATGCTTCAGCCATCAGTCAGAATGTAGACAAGTGGAGTGCTGGCTGTCAGGTCTTGAATAATTCAAAAGATTTCAAAGAGCTTGTTCAAGCTTGCATTCAAACAGGCAAGAAGTATTTCACCTATACACTGATCCAAGAATGAAAGAATCTGAAGAGATAGAGCTCATTCACAAAGAGATTCAGAGCATCAACAAGAAGCTTGACAAAGTGCTCTTGACTTTGCTTGGTGATGATGAGATGAGCATTGAAGGTCTTGTAGCTAAAGTACATCAGCACGAAAAATTCATTCAAAGACAAAAGCTATTGATGGCAAAGATCAGTGGAATCAGCACAGTATTGGGAATTGCTGGAGGTCTACTTGTACAATTGTTATTGAAGCTGTTGTCATGATCAAATGGATGAAGAGCATTCTGGCTGTTGATGGCAATCAGAGCTCAAAGAGATTGGCAGCTGTGCTCTCTCTTATGTGCTGTATTGCATTTGCTTGGATCGCCACATTCACACCATATCAGTGTCCACAATATATGTTTGAGGGTTTACTTGTTGTAGCTGGAGGTGGTTTTGGATTGACAGTAATTGAGAGTATATTTGCCAGATACAAAAACAAAGGACAAGATGAAAATCAAAATTGAAACATTGGCTTTTATTTTAGTGGCAGCTTTGACTGTTTATGCTTTGATCATTACAGCCAAATATCAAAACACTTGTGAAACATTGAACAATAGAACAAAGCAGAATTCATTACTTGTTGATTCCTTGAATGGAGTGAATGCTGAGAGGCAGAGACAATTATTGATACTTCAAAAGCAATTAGATGATAACTATGAAAACTACCAGAGCACACTTCATTCAATTGATAGTCTTGATAGGAATGGTCTTCGGAGGCAAATGCGAAAGCTTCTCACAGATCTACAAGGCGAAGACAACGAATGACACAATCATCTGTCTGACTGAATCTGAAGTCAAGGCATTGCTTAAAATGAAAGCAGAGAGAGACTATCTCAGCAAACAATTCAATGTGCTCATCAAAGCAGACAGCTTGAAACAAGCTACAATCACAGACAAGAACAAAAGCATCAAAGCTCTGGAGGAGAATCTATCAAAGTCACAATCAAATCTCAACGAGCAAATTCACAAGAAAGAAATCTGGAAGCAATCAACTCTCATAGGCATTCCAGTCTCAATAATTGGAGGAATCATTCTCTCCATCTTTATCTGATTATTCAGATATTAACTTTATTTTGTTAATAACAAACAAAGTTTTTTTTGTTTATTACAAAAAGAGCTGTATATTTGTGCTCATAATAATCAAACAAAAAACAAAATGACAAAGGAACTCAAGTACATCATTGGCACAATCATCCTCTTCATCATCATTGGTCTAATAGGCACAGATGAATATGAATTTGAGAAGAGACAGGAATCAGTAACAATTAATAAATCAAAATAAAATGACACAAAAACCTATCAAGTGGACACTTGTTGAGTGCAATCGGTATGATGGCATTCACTTCAATCTTTGCAAGGATGGATTTCCAGTGAAGACATTCATGAACTTTGAAGATGCAGAAGCAGAATTCAACAGAGCAATCTCTTTTGTTGAGAAAGATGTTGTATTAAAGGAGGTGATACTATGAAGTATTCAGTAGTGGTCATTCCAAAAGATGAGGTCAAGGTCTCATTGTGGAGTAAATTGAATGTGCAGACTCAATTCCATTCAGACAGTTTTGATGTTGCTCAGCAGATGCTTGCCATCTTAGCTGATATCTACCAGATGCCAAAGCCAGAGTGGTCAGATGTGCCATGTGAATTGGTACATGAGAATGAAGAATTGCTCATTAAAATTGTAGAGGAGGAGGAGCTATGAGATATCAAGCTGAAGAATGGATGGTCAAGCATAGAGAGTCACAAGTCAATGATCATTACTACAAGAGTGGTCAATGGATAGATCTGGAGCATTTGAACTATGTCTTAAAACAATTCAAGAATAGAGTAATGGCTGAAATGGAGATTGGTCAAACTGAATTTGTCTGCTATATGATTATGAAGAACTACAGTGAAGCTGAATTCGTGTTAAATGGCAAATGGGAGGGAAGTCAATTCACAGCTGAGAAGCTTTCCATTGAATACATTTTAGAGCCAATTCATTTTGAAACTGATCCAGAAATCATTAATTTTGTAAAAATCTAATCTATAAAACTATGTCAAGAACAAAGGAAATCTTAGGCACTGTCTATGTGTCTAAGTGGAGTAAAATTCACAACAGCTGGATACCTTACTCACAAGCACATGACTACTTACTCATTGACTTTGAAGAGGTCAAGAGGCAGAATGCAGTGATGGTTGAAGATGGAATGTTCCTCTATCAATTTGAAAGCAGTGGCATTGATAACATTCAAACTTATTTTTCAAGCCATGAATACTGTCTCTGATCTAAACAAAAGAGCACAGAGCAAATTCATCTGTGTTCAAAGCTCATGTGGTCAGCAAACTATGAGCTACAATGAAATCATTAGTTATCATCAAAAGCAGAATGAGACAACTCCTTATGAATTCTGGAGAGCTCACTTTGCTCAAAATCCTCAAGAACTATGGGAGATATCAACTGGAACAAGCTCAAACCTGAATTCGATTGGGACAGAGCAGAAGAGCAACTTGCTGACAAGATGCAAGGAGTATTGGAACACATTAAAAAAGTAAATATGAAAACAGCTAAAATAACAGCATGCACTTACGTTCGGGAGTGGACGGGTGCAAACGGTACAATCTACTATCATGACATCACACTTGACAATGGAGATTCAGGATCAGTGGGAACAAAAGAAAAGAACTCACCAAAGATTGCAATAGGTGAGACAGTGACTTACAACATTGAAGCGAAAGAATTCAATGGCAAGATGAACTACAACATCAAGCTTGTTGCTCCAGCTCCAAGCTTCAACAAAGGTGGTGGTAGCTCATATTCAAATCCAGCAAATCAACAAGAGATTCGCAAGTCAGTTGCTCTCAACAATGCTGTGCAATTCAAGAAAGATGTGAAAGGAGCAACAGCTCAAGAGGTGCTTGCAACAGCAGATATCTTTTTGAAATGGCTTGAATCAGGCAAGGTAGAAGTGAAGGAGGAGTCAAGTGATGAAATGCCATTCTAACTTATTCAGGGGGTGGGTAGTTGGTCACTTTCGAACAATTGCCCACTTCTCTGAAGTGCTTGGAATATCTAAGCCCACAGCAACTAAATACATCAATGATCCATCATTGCTGACACTGAGACACATTCAGGTGCTATCCAAAGCAGCGAGAGTGGATAAACAAAATCTAATCAATCACATATATGAATC